AAGCTGCTGCAGGACGGGGACATCAAATGGGCGGATCTGTCCACCGTGAAGCAGACCCCGGGCTGGCGCGACTCCCACACCGTCACCCCACTGCGTGACCTGAAAGCGGCTTAGGTCCCGTCCGACAGGGACGGCTCATACTGCACCGCACCGCAAAACCGGCACGACACCTCAAGCGAACCACCGGTCGCCCGCAGGTGAATGACCGCCGGAGACCACTCATGCCCAGGGCACTCCCCAGGCACACCAACAGAGTCGTTCCGGTCATCAAGGCCCACACACCCATTCTAGGAGGCTGTCAATGCCACAGCTCATCAGCGAATCCGTCAGCCTCTCCGCCGCCCCCGCGGCGAAGTCCGGCCGGATCCGCATCAAGATCATCGACGCCGGCCAAGGCTCATCCGGGAACTACCCCGCCTCAACCATCGAGGCCGCCGTCAAGGACAAGGTCTTCGCCAAGGGCCTGCACATGTACGCCGACCACCCGGGCGTCACCGAGAACTTTGACCGGCCGGAACGAACCATCAAAGACCTCGCAGCCGTCCTCGAAACCGACGCCGAATGGGTGCCCGAAGAGTCAGCCGCGTACGCCGAAGCCCGTGTCTTCCCGCACTGGCGAGAGGTCATCAGCGAGATGGCCGCCGACATCGGAGTCAGCATCCGCGCCTCCGCCGAAGTGGAAGACGGCAAGGGCGGCCGAACCATCACGAAGCTCCTGTACGCCGAGTCCGTCGACTTTGTCACCAAAGCAGGCCGGGGCGGGAAGATCGCCGAGGTTCTCGAGTCCGCCCGCCAGGTCATCGAAGCCACTGCGAACGACACCCGCGAATGGTTGCAGGCCGCGATCAAATCCACCAGCGACGGCTACTCGTACGTCCGGGACTTTGACGACTCGAACGTCTGGTACGCGTCCTGGGCGGACGACACCGAACGCCTATACCAGCAGGGCTACACCCTCAACGGGAACACCGCCACCCTCACCGGGGACCCCATCGAGGTGCGCGTCGAAACCAGCTACGTGCCCATCACACCAGCCACCGAGGCTGCCCAAGATGTCCCGTCCAACCTGGCCGGGTCAACCGAAACCAAAGAATCTAAGGAGATTCCGATGGCAAAGATCGAAGTAGACGAAGCCGCTCACACGGCTGCAGTCGAAGCTTCCGGCCGGGTTCCCGCGCTTGAAGCTGAAAACGCTGACCTGAAGGCGAAACTCGCCGAGGCAGCAAAGAAGGACAACGACGCCACCGCAGCCGCTGTAGTGGCCGAGGCATTCCAGGGCATCAGCGCCCCGGCAACGGTGAAGCTGCTCGCCAGCACCTACAGCCTGACCCCCGACGGGACCGTCGACACGGTTGCCCTGAAGGCCAAGGCAGATGAATCAGCAGCCGGGCGGGCTGTCTCCTTTGGCGCCAGCACCGTCCGCGGCCTCGGTGACAAGCCCGTGACCGAGTCCAAGACCATCACTGACGACGACGTCGTCAACGCGCTCTAAGGGGGCAACAGCATGAAAAACCAGCGCTACACCCACAACAAGCACATCGCCCTGACCGCCCCCGCAGGCGGCGCGGTCTCCGGAAACCCGTACAAGATCGGCCAGTACGTCGGCGTGGCAGCGACCTCCGCCCCGGCAGGTGAGAAGTTCACCCTTTGGCTGGACGGCTCCTACGACGTCACCGTCACGGGCACCCTCACCGAGGGCCAGGCCGTCTTCATCACCGGCGCCAACGCCCTGACCGCAACCGCGACCGGGAACTACCCGTTCGGTGTGGCCAACGCCGCCAAGGGCACCGGCTCCGGCGTCGTCGAAGTCGCCCCGTACGGCAAGATCACCAACACCGCCGCCCTCTAAGGAGAATCACAATGGACCTGTTTGACAACAAGGGGTGGCGGAAAGCCCCGACCCGCGACGAGCGCGTCTACGAAGCCGCCAAGTTCTTCGGCTCCGGCCGCTCCGGCGGTCCCCTCGCCCAGGCGGAGGTCGCTGAAGCGTTCTCCACCTCCGACTTCCCCATCCTGCTCGGCGCAGCCTTCACAAAGAAGGCAGTCGCCGCACAGAAGGCGGCCGTCGACGAGTTCGAGCCCGTCCTCACGCACACCACCGCCCCGGACTTTGAGCGTCACAAGCTCATCGACCTGTGGTCCGGCGACGAGTTCGAGCGCGTCCGCCAGGGCGAGGAGTACAAGGGCGGCACTCTCAATGAGACCGACCTGGACCACGGGACCGCGAAGTACGGCAAGTCCTACGGGCTGACGTTCGAGCTCCGCATGCGCCGCGTGTTCTCCGACCTCGCCAACTTCCCCACGCTGTTGGGCTCCGGCGCGGTCAAGGCCAAGAACAGCGCCGTCGCGCAGCTGCTGGCCAGCGGCGGCGCGTGGAGCACGGCGTTCTTCGGCACGGTCGACAACGTCGCCCTGTCCCCGGAGTCGCTGGACGCCGCCCTGAAGGTCCTCGCCCTCCGCGAAGATCACCGAGGCGACCTCGTGGACACCTCCAACCTCATCCTGCTCGTAGGTCCCGGCCTGCAGTCCGAGGCGAACCGCATCCTCAACGCGGACAAGATCAGCATGGAAGTCACGGTGGGCTCGAAGGTCACCAAGACCGAGATCGCCAACCCGTTCCGCGGCATCGTCACGCTGCTGGTCTCCCGCCGGCTCGGCAAGGAACTGGGTGCCAACCAGGGCAAGGCATGGGCGCTGATCCAGGGCAAGGGCTCCACCCTCCCGTCGATCATCGACACCGGCCTGGAAGGGCACGACGGCAACGTCGACATCCGTGTCAAGCGCGACCAGGGCGACTCCGTCAACGGCGGCCCCGTCCCCATCGAAGAGGGTTCGTTCAACGACGACACCATCTGGTTCCGCGGCCGGAACTTCTTCGGCATCGACAAGGGCTTCACCACGGGCGTGTACGCGTCCAACGGCGGCTAAGCACCGCTCCCCGGTGCCGGGGTGACAAATAGGGCAAATCAACCCCACCCCGGCACCACCCCCACAACTTCCCAGGAGGAACCGTGACGGAACCGATCTATGACGGCGGCACACCCACAACGGATTTCTCCACCACCGAGGCCGGGGCGATCGACTACACGTCCCCGGCCGGCATGGTCCGCCTGAACATCACGGACATCGCGACCGACCCCGCCGACCGGCTGTTCGGTGATGACCAGCTGACGGCGTTCCTGACCATGTCCGGTGAGAACGTCAACCGGGCCAGCGCACGGGCGCTCCGGGTGATCGCCGCGTCCGAGGTCCTGGTCGGCAAGGTCATCCGCACCCAGGCCGGGACCAGCACGGACGGCGCGAAGGTCTCCGCCGAGCTGCGGGCCCTGGCCGCCACCTACGACGCGGCGGCTAATGAGGCGGACGCTGCCGCTGACGCTTCCGTCTTTGAGATCGTCTCTCCGGGCTACCCCAAGCCTGAAGGCGCCGAAATGCGGTGGTACTGATGCCCCTGCCCAACACCCGGGTGATCCACAAGGACTGGTCAGTGCACCACCGGCCAGCAGCGGACGGCACACAGACCGCGGAGGGCACGGTGGTCCGCATCAGCGAGGGACCCCCACCATACCCAAAACCGGCCGGGTGGACGGCAGAGCAGACCATCCACACGGCCTACTTCAATGTCCAGCCACTGCAAAGCCAGGAGGGCGGCGGAGTCGCCGCTGAGCAGCCCATCACCGAACGCAAATACACCGTCACAACCTCGGTGATCGGAGCCCCGGCATTCCGGGCCGGGGAGCGCGGAGACGTGATCCTCGTCCTTGGCCGCCGGTTCCGCATCAACTCCATCATCCTCGGCACCGAGCTGTGGGAGATCGCCTTCACCTGCACCGAGAACCAGACGCAGCAGAACCCCGCGTAGGAGGCCCCATGCCCGCGAACATCAGCCAGGTTGAGGGCCTCTGGTACGACCTGGGACAGGCCAGCCAGCGCACCGTGGAGCGGGCCAAGCTCGTCATCAAGAAGACAGCGGCCGACATCGAGGCGAACGCCAAGGCCATCGCCCCGGTGGACACCGGGAACCTGAAGAACAGCATCGGCCTCAGCGACCTCCGCATGCTCTCGGCGGCGTCCCTGCAGGTTGAGATCGGCCCGACCGCGGAGTATGGGCTGTTCGTCGAGGTCGGTACCAGCCGGATGGCGCCACGCGCCTACATGGGCCCCAGCCTTGACCGCTACAGCGGCCCCTTCGAGGACGCCGTGGCACAGCTCGGGGAGGAGACCCTCTTTGGGTGACATCCTCACGTTCCCCGACATCCTCCGGGGGGCTGTTTCCGCGGTCCCTGAGGTCACCTTCTACGACGGGGACGTCCCTGAGAAGGTCCCGCAGACCGGGGAGTACATCGACCCGTACGTCGTCCTCTGGGCCGGCATGGGGGAAAACCCCTTCGAGCCCACATCCTGCGGGACGCACGACACCTCCACCACGGTCTGGGACTTCCAACTCACCGTGGTTGCCGCCACGGCGGACACCTGCCGGCGCGTGGCCTCTGCCGTCTTCGGCCGGGTCATCAACCTGCAAGTCGGCACCGGAAGGGTCCGGCCCAACCCGGACGGGTTCAACCAGCAGTCCCCACTCCTGGACACCACCACCTCCCCCGCCCGCTTCATGCTCCCCCTGCAGTTGCGGCTCATCACCAACTAAGGAGAGACCACATGGCACAGAAACTCGACGGCTTCATCACCGCCGTGGACCCGGGCGGCACCAAACGCCAGATCCCCGCCCACTATCTGGACAACCCTGCGCTCGTGAAGCAGGGATTCAAGCTTCCCCCATCCACCCGGAAGAAGCAGGTCACCGAACCCGCCGAACCGGGAGTGGACCAGGTGGAGGAACCGGCTGCACCAACGGCCAAGACCACAGTCAAAGAACCGGCTGCAGCCGGAGAAAAGTAAGGAGGGGCATAGCTGATGAAGCGTGCTGCTGATGGCAAGAAGAAGTTCACCCTGCTGCTCCAAGAGCCAGCAGGACCCATTCCCACCGCGGCGGAACTGAACGCAGGCCAGGACATCTCCTGCGCCGTGCTGGACAGCGATGCCAACTGGACGAACAC